CCGCAGATCGAGCAGAGGCGCTGCGCGGCCGAAATCCTCGGATGGGGACGCGTGCTTTCGGCGCTCGCCGCGCGTACGATCGATCAGGACCCGGACCCCGAGATCGGAGAGCTCCTCGAGGTGGACTTACCGGAGGCTGAGGGAAGTCGGTTTCTCCGGGTGCGGTGCGGCACAGGGCGCGAATTCGTGCTCCCCGTGCCGCGGGAGATGACGACGGCGCTCCAGGCCAACGCATGGACATACGGGCTTGAGGCCCAAGATCTGATTTTGGAGGTACGAACATGAAGACGATCAAGAAAACGGCGGCGCAGGGTGACGTGTTGTTTCGGCGTGTCGATGCGCTCCCGTCTGAAGCAAAAACATCGAAGACGGGCGCATCCTTCGTCGTCGCGCACAGCGAGACAGGCCACCACCACGTGGCGACCGTATCGCGCGGGGGGGTCGCCATGCTCTACGATACGCCGAGCCCGCTCGTCTCCTTTATTCGCGTGGGGCGCGGCGTGCACGTCGACATCGTGCATCAGCGCCCGCACGACACCCACGAGACGGTCCGGCTCCTCGGCGACGAGGGTGCGATCTGGGAGATCCGACGGCAACGTGAGCATACGCCCGAGGGCTGGCGCCGAGTTCAGGACTAGGGTGCGCGCACGGCGGGGGCGGGCCCGGGTGGACAAGCCCAGCACGCCAGAGCCAAAGTAAACCCCAACAATCGAGCCCCAACATGCGCCGCGCCAAGAGCAAGACCAACGGAGCCTCGGTGCAGCGCACGGACCGTCAGGTGCGGGCCGTGGAGCTCCGCATTGCCAGCTATAGCTACCGCGAGATCGCCGCAGAGATGGGTATCGACGTAAAGACAGCGCACGACCTTGTGTCGTCTTCGCTCCGGGATTCGGTCGAGCGTCGAAACGAGCGATCCGATGAGCTCCGCGTGATCGAGGTGGAACGGCTCGACGGGATGCTGCGACGCCTCTACCCGCTGGCGACCGCGGCGTATCCGGACATGGCGGCGGTCGACCGCGTGCTCCGGATCAGCAAGCGGCGCTGCGAGATCATGGGCCTGGATGCGCCTGAGTCCGTCGAGCTATCGGGCAAGGACGGAGGCCCAGTCCAAATTCAGTCGATGACCGACGTGGTGCGGGCCGCGATGCGGGCTCGAGCGGAGAAGGAGAAGGGGCGGTGATGCGATGAGCGGCCGGGATTGGATCGATCGGTGCGCAATTGTTGTGACGTTTATTCTTTTGATCGAGTAGGAGATCCGGCTGCGGCGTCTTATGAAATCACGCTGACATTCAAATGATCGCGCCCCTCTCCGACGCCGATTGCGACGACTACCTGACGCACGCCGAACGTGACCCGGCATGGTGGGTCGACTCAATGCTCGGCGTACGGCTGTGGTCGAAGCAGGCCGAGGTGCTCAACGCGATCTTCGCCCACAAGCGCGTGACGGTGAAGACCTGCAACGGCATCGGGAAGAGCTTCCTCGGTGCATGCGCGACGCTCGCCTACGGCACGATCTATCCCGCCTCCTTCGTGCTCACCACCGCCACCAAGTTCACCCAGGTCCGTGAGGTCATGTGGCGCGAGATCGCGAAGCTCCTTCAGGCCCGAAACGCCGACCTCGGCATCGTCGACGCCCTGCAGACGCAGCTTCGATGGGACACGGGCTCCGTCGCAATCGGTCTCACCGCACCCCCGAACGAGCCTTCGAAGATGCAGGGCTTCCGTGCGCGCAAGATGCTGACGATCGTGGACGAGGCCGCCGGCGTGAGCATGGCCCTCTTCGAAGGCATGACCTCGATGCTGACCGCCGACGGCGCGCATATGCTCCTCATCGGCAACCCCACCGACGGCGCGGGCGAATTCGGGCGAGCCTTCAAGTCGCAACACTACGTCAAGTTCTCGATCGCGGCCTTCGACACGCCCAACTTCGTGGCCTTCGACATCAAGGAGCCCGACATCGCGAGCGGTGAGTGGGTCCGCAAGATGGATGGCCGGTCGCTCCCGGCGCCCTGGCTGATCACGCCCGAATGGGTTGCGCAGGCCTATCACGACTGGGGTCCGAGCGATCCCCGCTATCAGAGCCGCGTGCTGGCGATCTTCCCGTCCGAAACGCCCGACACGCTAATCTCGATGGCGCTCATCGAGCATGCCTTCGCATCCGACCTGACGCCCGATACGCCGGCGATCCCGAACGAGCTCGGCGTCGACGTCGCCCGATACGGCAGTGACGCAAGCTGTATTGCGCACCGAAAAGGCGCCGTCGGTCGCATCTACAGGCTGATCAACGGGCACGACACGCAGGAGGTTGCGGGCGCCATCATTCGCGCTGTCCGGGACACGGGCGCGACCGCGGTCAAGATCGATGAGATCGGCGTCGGTGCGGGCGTGGTCGACGCGCTCAAACACAGCGACGAGATGCGGGCGACTCGAGCGAGCGTCCACGGCATCAACGTAGGCGAGCGCGCCAAGGACCCGGAGCAATATGCGAACCTGAGGGCGGAGATCTTCTGGAATCTGCGCGAGCGTGCAGAGAAGCATGACATCGTGCTCCTTCGAGACGACGACCTCGCCACCGAACTCAACGCGATCCGGTACAAGATCACGCCGCGCGGTCAGATTCAGCTCGAACCCAAGGAAGACACGAAGAGGCGGATCGACAGGTCGCCCGATCGCGCCGATGCCATGGCGCTGGCCTTCGCCGCTGCGCAGAAACGCAAGATCGTGATTGTGTAGGCGCCGCAACCCGAGTTGACGAAGCCGCCTGACCTCGGGCAAGGTGTTCGCGTGGCGTCGCGGCGCGCTTCTCCCTTGGTTCCTGTCGAGCATCCGAACACAGTCATTGCTGCGAGCGTCGCGGCGCCCACCTCGAAGCCGTGAGCGCGCTCATCCCAGCCCCCGAGCGCAAAAGCCTCTGGGCGCGGCTCAAGTCCGCCCTCACGCGCGCACCGTCGGCGAGCAGCCCCCCCGTCACCGGCTCCATCTTCGCCGGCGTCACGGCCACTGGACGTCCCCCGATCCGGGGCCAGGCCGAGATGCTCCAGGCCTACGGTACGATGCCGCGTCTTCGCGCCGTCATCGACCGCATCGCGTATCAGACCGCATCCACACCCTGGCGTGCGCACAAGATCGACCTCTCCGCCGGCCCCGTCGAGAAAGCCTTCGGTCGCAACCTCACGCCGAAGAAGGCCGCACGCCTCATCCGTGCCGAGGTCAGGGCCGCCCGCATGCGCGCAGCCGGCGCATCGCGTCCGCACAAGGCCTTCGAGGCCGTCATCAAGCGCCTGTCCGACCACGGACTCACGCGACCTCTGCCCGGGCACGATGCGCTCGACCTCCTGAATACGCCGAACCCGCATATGACCGCGGCGCAGGTGCGGCAGCAGATTCAGATCCAGCTCGACCTCGTGGGCGAATGCTTCCTGGTCCTCGAATTCAAGCAGGGGACCAAGACGCCCGCAGAGCTCTGGCCGGTACCGCCGTCGTGGGTGCTCCGCATGCCGATGGTGGGCTCGGAGTACTACGAGATCCGCGGACTCGACGGCTACGGCATCATTCGCCGCGTCCCGCCCGACCAGGTCATCTGGATGCGCAACGTCGACCCCGCGAACCCGTACGGGCGCGGCTCCGGCGTCGGGCTCACGCTGAATAACGAGCTCGACGCCGACGAATTCGCCGCGCAAACCGCGAGCGTGCGCTTCTGGAACAACGCTACACCGGACCTGATCATCGGCGTCGACGGCATCAACGAAGACGAGGCCGAGCGCTTCAAGGAAAAATGGTATCAGCAGCACCAGGGCCGGTTTCGGCACTCCGGCATCCACGTCACCAACGGCAAGATCGACGTGAAACAGCTGTCGTCGTCCTTCGCCGATATGGAGCTCATCAAGCTCCGCGAATTTGAGCGCGACGCGATCCGCGAGACCTTCGGCGTACCGCCCGAGATGGTTGGGGATCTCAAGGATAGTAATCGCGCCACGTCGCAGAACGCGCAGCGGATCTTCGCACTCAACGTGATCATGCCGCGCCTCGATTTGCTCGAGGACTACTACAACAACGTCCTGATGCCGATGTTTGGCGAGTCCTCCGAAGACACGGTGTTGCTCTACGAAAATCCTGTGCCCGAGGACCATGACCTCGAGCTCGAGGTCGCCAAGTCCGTGCAGTGGGCGCTCTCCGCCGACGAATGGCGTAAGTTCGCGGGCCTCGCGCCCTTGCCTCCAGACCCGGCGACCGGCGAAGGCAAGGGGCTCGTCCACATGGTCCCGATCGCGCTCACGCCGATGAACCTCGGCGGTTCAGGCCCGCTCTATCTCGGCGAGCCTGATGCGGAGAGCGACGACGAAGACGACTCCGGTACAGAGCCCGAGGCGAGCGCGAAGCCGACAGAAGAGCCGAATCCGAGCGACACGGTGAAGCCTACGGAGCCCGCACAGCCCGCCGCAGAGAAGCCGGACAAGACGCACGCCCCTTATCGCGTGCTCCCGTTTCACCCGACGACGAAGCGGACCGACCGACGCATCGACCGCATCATCGCCTCGCTCGACGCCGACGACCTGACCGACGCCATCACGCCCATCTGGCATCATCAGCTGCTCGCGCAAATGTCCGAGGACCTCGGAGATCTCGGGGCGAGCGATCAGATCAATCTCGGCGCATCGCTCATTCAAAAGCACATCAAGACGCTCGGCGCCGAACGCATCTCGGGGCTCGTCGACGAGACCACGAAGGACGCGCTTCGCGACACGCTCGCCGAAGGCCTCGACGACGGCGACACGCTCCGGGAGATGACGGCCCGTGTTCAGGCCGTATTCGGCGAAGCGGACGAGGTTCGCGCCGAGCGCATCGCCCGCACCGAGACCGGCCGCTCCTCGAACTGGGGCATCCACACAGGCCAGAAGCTCGCGGGCATTCAGCAGCGGGAGTGGATCGCGAACAAGGACGATTCGACGCGCGACACGCATGAGGCGCTCGACGGAACCGTGGTCGGTATCGACGAGTCCTTTTCCATCGAGGGCGCCTCCGCGATGTACCCAGGCGACTTCGGCGACCCCGCCGAGGACGTGAACTGCAGGTGCACGACCGCCCCCGTGCTCGAGCCCGGAAAGGACGCCGCACCCACCGTCATCGGCCGTCGTGTGGACGTGGTGGCGTACTGGAGGCGATTCGATGCGCGCCAGCGCGCCTGGGAACTCCAGGCCGCGGCCGCACTTCGGAGCGGCTTTCGTCGGCAACAGTCACGTGTCGTGCACGCGCTGAGACGTGAATTCGCGAAGCGCGAGGTGGGCCGGTGAACGGCAACGGCAAGGTGCCTTGCGCTCCGACCATCCGTGTACGATGCGCGTCGCTGATGGCCGAGCAGGCCACTGCCATTGACAAGACGAGAGAGATGCTTCAACTGTTGTGCTCAGAAGAGTTCTTCGGCGACGTGGTGATCAAGCTCAGTGGCGGGAAGGTGGCCGAGGTGAGGATCAACCAAGTCGTGAAGCCGAACGAGCTCTAGACAATTTGTAATCAGAGCGCGGGAGGCCCGGCTCGAGACGGCAACGCAAGACGCGTTGCACTCGGAGTCGGCGCGTGCCCAAACTGGTTGACTCGAAAACCTGGCGAGAAACCAAAGACGCAGAACGCGCTTCCCTCGGCATCGCAAAATCAAACGCCGAAGGCCCCGGACGTCTCGAGGACGCCGATTACAAACTCCTCCCCCACCTTCGCGACCTCGAACAGCAGGAGCGTACGATCCCGTGGACGATCTCCGACGAGGGGCGCGATCGCGACGGCGACCGCATCATGCAAAACGGCTGGGACCTCAGCCACTACAAGGCGAATCCGGTCGTTCAGCCCTGTCACGATTACAAGCAATGGCCGATCGGGCGTTCGCTCGAATGCTGGGTCTCGCAGTCGACGGGCAAAGGGCCACGGCTCAGGGCGCTAAAGCAATTCTGCTCGCAGGAAGAGAATCCTGCCGGCGCGATGGCCTACAGGCTCGCGAAGGCGGGCTACCTCAAGACGGCGTCCGTCGGCTTCCTTCCGCTCGCCTACGAGCCGGACGAAGAGCAAGACGACGACGGCGACGAGAACACCAAGGTCAGCCCGCGCATTGGCCACAAGTTCACGCGCACGCAACTCCTCGAGTCGAGCATCGTGCCCGTGCCGTCGAACCCACGCGCGCTCGCCGAAGCGCGAAGCGTGCACGGCATCGACGTCTCTCCGATGATCGAACTGTGCGAGCGTGTGCTCGACGAGGTGAAGGGGTCTGGGCTCTGGGTCCCGCGCAAGACCTGGGAAGAAGCGCGCAAGGTTGCGGGCGAAGGCGTGCTCCTGCAGACGGCTTTCTCGTTCGCGCCCACCCCGAGCACGTACGCGCGGCCGACCGCCGACTTCGAATGGAGTGTGAGGGCGTCTCCGCTCAAGGCCGCCACCAACTACACCCGGCTCGGCAACGATGACCCTGGCGCACCCTTCGACGCTGCGGCCGAGATGGCGAAGGCGGAGCCGCACGAGTGGTATTGGATGTGCGCAGTCTGGGATCCGTCGCAGCCCGAAAACGCGTCCGCCTACAAGCTCATCCACCACATCGCCGACGGGCTCAAAGCGAACTGGATCGGCGTGCGCGCCGCGATGGTGGCCGCACTCTCGGGTGCGGGCATCGAAGAGGGCGAACGCCTCTACGCGTATCAGCACCTCCGCAACCACTTCAATGAGTTCTCGCAGGACGCGCCCGAGTTCCGCCTCTACGCTGAGGCCGAGATCAAGGCGCTGATCCCGGAGAAGCTCCCCGCACCAGTCACGCCCGCGGAGAAGACGCCCACGACGAACGCCGCACCCTACGGCGCCGCGACCACCAACGTGACGAACGCGGCCGAGTGTGTCGGCGCGCTTCAGTCCTGCGCCGATTACATCCTGAGCGGCGCCCAGCTGACCGCTGAGGAGGTCCTACGGATCGACAACGCCTCGGACCTGGTCGAAGGCGCGATCGATATGGTCGGCGCCGCCATGGGCGTGCCCGACCCCGACGAAGACGACGGCGAGGACATGAGCACGAGCCGAAGCGCGGACACCGTCATCCTCACACTGATCGACGACGAGGCCGGCGACCCCGGCGCAACGATGTTCGAGTTCGACCTCGAGCAATTCAAAGGGGCGCTCGCCCAAGGAGATGAACCGTGACTGCACTGCAGATGACGCCGGCAGCCCTCGCCGGCATGGTCAAGGATCAGCTGAAGGAGCTCACCGGCTGCACGGCCGAACAGTTCAAAGAGCAACGACTCGACATTCTCCGGCTCAAGGAGGCCGCGGAGGCGCCCCAGCGGACCGCGACGCAGGACCTCGCGCTGTCGAGCATGCCGCCGAATTACTTGCGGAAGGCGCGCCACGTCATCGCGAGCGACCCCGGCAAGGGCATGGGCCTCATGTTCGCCCGCATGGCGCGATGTCTCGCCCTGTCGAAGCTCAAGTCGACCTCAGGGCCGCAGGTCGACGCTCGCGACGTCGCGAAGACCGAGTACGACGATCCCGATCTTGCCAAGGCGATCGACGACATCGGGCAGCAACAGACCCAGCTGAAGACGCTCACCGCCAACGCGGGCACGGCCGGCGGCTTCCTCGTCCCGAACGAGTACGCGACGGAGATGATCGAGCTCCTCCGTGCCGAAGCCGTCATGCGCGGCGCCGGCATTCGCGTCGTGCCCATGCGGACCGGCACCATGTCGATGCCGCGTCAGAGCGGCGCGGCGACTGCCGGCTACGGTGGCGAGGCTGCGAACATCACGAGCAGCCAGATCACGGTCGATCAGCTCCAGCTCATGCAGCGCAAGCTGACCGCACTGACCCCGGTGTCGAACGACCTCCTTCGCGAGTCGAACCCTGCCGCGGACGCGATCGTGCGGGACGACCTGGTGAAGGTGATGGCGCTTCGCGAAGACCTCGGATTCATCCGCGACGACGGCACCTCGAACAAGCCGAAGGGACTCCGCTACCGAACGGCGACCGCGAACATCAACCACCGCACCGCGGCCTCGCCGCCTGCGACGCTCGCCGAGATTACGAGCGACCTCTTTGCGCAACCCAGGTTGCTCCACACGGCAAACGTGAAGCTGAAGAACCCGTTTTGGATCATGCACGCGCGGACGATGTGGAACCTCCGATCGAAGCGTGATTCGCTCGGCAACCTGGTCTTCGACCCCGAGATGCGGACCGGCAAGCTTCTCGGTTTTCCGTACTTCGTCGAGAACCAGATCCCGACGAATCTCACGGTCAACAGCGTGACGAACTCGAGCGAAGTCTACTTCGCCGAAGCGACCGAGCTCCTCATCGGCGACACGCTCTCGCTCGCGATCGAGGTGTTCCCTGGCGGCGCCTATTACGACGGGAGCGCAGTACAGTCCGGTATCTCGCAGGACCTCACGATCATCCGCGCGATCGCCCAGCATGATTTTATCATGCGACACCCGCAGGGCTGCGCGATCATCGACAACGTCGACTGGTAGACCGGACCCAAGGACAGGAGAAAGCAACACATGGCGACTCAAATTCCAACCGACGTCGGCTCGACCGTCAACGCGTCGCGCACGCTCGACCCACAATCCATTTCCGGCTCCTCCGACGTCAATGGCGTCGGCGTGGACCGAACCGCAGGGCAGCCTGCAGACCAGGACTACCACTCTGGAGTCATCGTGGTGGCGACCGGCGCGACGACCGGAACTCCGACCACAGCCACCGTTGCGGGTCGACTCCAGGACTCGGCGGACAACTCGAGCTTCGCCGATGTCTCGCCGAGCGTGACCATCACCTCGATCGTGGCGCGAACGGGCGGCAACGACGCCCCCGCGGTGGCGCAGGCTAACTTCAACGCGAAGGGCCTCCGCCAGTATCTGCGCGTCGTGCTCACGCCGACGTTTGTCGCCGGATCGTCTCCGACGGTCCTTGTGAGCGCGACGCTGATCATGGGCGGAGCCCAGAAGCTCCCGCCTCCGTAGTCTAGGCCTCGGGCTGAGAAAGCAGAGAGAAGCGAATGAGTCTGAACAACGAACAGGTCAACGTGCGATTCGTCGAGGGGAACGGCGCCTATCAAATCGGCGACGTCGCCCACTTCGACCGCGAGTTCGCCGACAAGCTGATCAAGGCGGGGAAGGCCGTCGACGCCGGTATTCCGTATGTCGCGCAGCCGAGAGCCCGAACGCCCGCCGAGGAACGGATGCTCGAGGAGCAACAGGCGCTCGAGGCGAAGGGCATGGACGGCCCCGCCGCGGACAAATCGATGGGCGGCAAGGGCAAGGAAGGCTTCTTCAACAAGAAGTAGGCGGTGACGCGATGGCGATTGGGTACGCAGAGGAGTTTGTCCACGTGCGCTTTCAGCGCGAGCACCAGGGCTATCAGGGCCGCGACGTCGCGCACTTCTCGCTCTCCGAGGCCGAGGCGCTCGTGAAGGCGGGGAAGGCCGTCTTTTGCGACAAGGACGGCAAGGTCCTGGAAAAGGCGACGCGCTACAACGCGAGCCTCGAGCTCATCCCGGAGAAGGCTCCGCCGCCCGAGGAGGTCATCGGCGAATCAAAACGCGAGGAGCCGACCGTCGTCGGTCGGAAACGGCTCGGCTGAGGAGGCGTGGTGCTCTTGGCGCTGATGCTCAATGCTCTGACGACGTACGCGACGGCGAAGGCTGAGCTCGGCCTTTCCGACGATACGCAGCAGCCCGTCGTCGAGCGGCTGATCAACAGCGCTTCGCGTGCGATTCAAAACGCCGCCTACGGACGCATCTTCCAGCACCAGTCCGGCATCAGCGAGCTGGTCAAGGGCACGGGCGGCTTCCGCCTGGTCGTCAAGCGGACGCCGCTTCGGAACGTCATTGCGATCAACCTGCTCAATCCCGACGGGACGATCACGTACACGTACGACCCCACGACGTACACGGTCGAGAACGTCAGCGGAGGTCTGATCTACAGGACCTCGGGCGCGTACGGACTGACGGCGGGCTACTCCGTCGGCGCAGGGAGCGCATACGGCCGGATGATGGGGTGGCCCTGGCTCGCGCAGCCGGGCGACGACATCCGCGGCTCACCGCAGGCCACGACAGAGCGTCCCGCGCTTCAGGTCGTATACGACGGCGGATGGATCACGCCGTGGCAAGATGTCTGCCTCGGCTCGAGCACGCCGAACCCGCCATACACGTCGACGCCGGCCGGCCTTCGCGACCTCCCCTACGACCTCGAGGAAGCGTGCCTGATGACGGTGACGACGCTCTGGCGGCGACGCGGCACGAATCGCGACGTCATCAGCGAGACCGTCGACCACGGCCAGGTCACCTATCGGCAGTCCCCGCAAGAGGGCGGGATCCTGCCGCCCGAGGCGTACCAGATCGCGCAGACCTACCGGAGGGTGTTTTGATCAATGCCCACCAATCGGAGCGCCATCCTCTCGAACCTGCAATCCACCTTGCAGTCGATCACGATCGCCAACGACTACAAGACCAACGTAGCGCGGGTCGAGATTGTGCCGCGGGGCTGGACGTGGACGCAGGTCTCAACCGGAGACCGGCCCTTCATCGGCATCATGACGGGACGAGTCGTGCCGCAGGTGCAGCCGGCGATGACGATCTACGAGACCATGCCCTTTCGGCTCATGTGCTTCGTCCAGGCCTCGAGCGGCGCGCTGAAGACCACGGCGATCGACAACCTCGAGGACGATATCACCGCGGCGCTCTATGCCGACCAGAGCCGCGGCGGCGCGGCGTACATGACGACGATCAGCGATATCGACAGGGACGACATCTCGGATCAGACGCAGGGCTTTCTGACGATGACGGTGGACGTCAAATTCTACCGAACCACCACATTGACGACGGCATGACGAGGACAGGATGAGCGACGAACACGAGACCGAGATTCCTGGATACATCGTCACAGCGGTCACCGCGAAGCCGGGTATGTCCATTTCGCGGCCCGACCCGCGAGGTCCGAAGACGACCGTCGTCAAAGTCCCCGCCGCGGTGCGGTGCATCGCGAACCCAAACCACGGCCCTGTAACGATGGGGGACCGACCGATCGTGATCGGCGAAGTCATCACCGGGCCGGTCGACTTACTCCTTCACTTCGCGTCGATGCCGACGCTTTTCGAGGCGCTCGACGCCGTGCCGGCAGAGCCGGCGAAGGAATAGCCGATGGGCGTACTTGCCAACCTCGCGCATATTCTCGAGCGCAATCAGCGCGTCTTTGCGAATCGCGAGTCGACCTATGCGACCCAGGTCCAGCCGACGGCGTCCTCGGCGTTCCGCGTCCTCAAGGGGAGCTGGAAGCCGGCGATCGAGCGCAAGGACCGGGTTGATGCCCGCGCCACGCGCTCACGGCTCGAGCGGATCACGGGGATGCGCAAGGTGACCTGGGACCTCGAGTCCTATGTCATTCCGAGCGCCGCGGCCGGGACGCCACCCAACATCGGGACGCTTCTCCAGCAGTGGATGGGCACATACGTGAACACGCCTTCGACGAGCGACGTTTACTCGCCGTCCGACAGCCAGACCGCGCTCGGAAGCACGACTATCACCACCGAATATAACGACATCTTCAATGTCGGCCTCATCGGCGGCGTGGTCGAGACAGGCAAATTCAGCATCAAGGGCGGCGAGGAGCCGAGGGTCACGCTCACCGGATGGGCCTCCGACTTCATCCTTACCGGCAATACAACGCTCAACGGCGGCATCTCTGGAGGCGTGACGTCGATGGTCGTGACGGACGCGGACGTCTACGAGGTGGGCTCGCTCGTCACGATAGGCACCTCAAACGGCGGCGGAAACGGACATCGCATTACCGTCAAAGCCGGAACGACGGCCACGTTTACGCCGAGCTTGACGGGCAACCAATCGAACGGCGCAGTCGTCGCCCCGTTCGCCCCGTCCGAGTCCTACGCGGGCTCGCCGCTCCCGTACGTGTTCGGAACGCTCACGCTCGACGGTGGGAGCAACTTCCCCTTCACAGAGCTCGAGATCGAGATGGCGAACAAGATCAAGCCCTACGACAAGCAGGCGCTCACGGCGACGGTGCAAGACTACGTCTGCGATTTTAGGGACGCGAAGGGATCGCTGTCCTTCTGGGCTCGGCAAGACCAACTGATCTGGGTCAACCACTGGCGCAATGCTGTGTCGACGACACACGCCCTCGTAGCCTCGGTGCAGCCGACGGCGAGCGCCACGGCCCGGCTGGTCATCACGGCGAATAATATCGAGATGGAGGATCCCGAGATCACGCCGACGAGCGGGGATGCTGCGCTCGTCAAGATCCCGTTCGTGATGATGGGCTCGGGCAGCGGCGCGAACGAGCTCTCAATCACCTTCCAGTAAACAATGAGCGTGTCCATCCAAAGCGAGAAACTCGGAAAGCTCGCGGCCCGGTTCGAGAAGGGCTGGGGTCCGATCGTGGGGCAAGCCTTCATGCAAGCGGGCGAGCTCGTCGCGGGCGAGATTCGCCGCGAGATCGCGAGCTGGCAGAGCTCGATGCCGTCGCAAAAGACCGGCACACTCGCGCGATCCTTCTTGCCCCGGATCATCAAGCAAGACGACACGTCGCTGCTCTTCGGCGTCTACAGCAAACTTCCCTATGCCCGCATCCACGACGAGGGCGGGAACTTTCCGATCACGCCCGCAATGCGGCGCGCCATCTTCGCCGTGCTCAAGAATAAGGGTCTGCTCACGCCGAACTACGTCGCGCCGAAAAAGGGCTATGTCACGATTCGTCCGAAGGACTATCTGAGGAACGCCACGGCCCGCGTGCGGCCCATCGCCCAAAGGATCGTGAAAGAGGCGATGGAGAAGGTGCTGCGCGGCGGCGGACTCGGTGGCCGCCCCTGAACCCACCTGAAAGCGAAGGAGGAGAACTCACGCAATGAAATTGGAAGAGAGCAGCAAGATTGAAGACGGCGAATGGTTCGAGCCTGATGTCGGCGACAACATGGAGTTGCCGAAGGACGAGCGCGGCGCGATCCGCTGCCGTGTGCTCAAGGGCCGAGCCTTGAAGAAGGCGACGCGCTCAGCGCTCGCGCGCTCGAAGGCCAAGAGCATCAAGGGCATCCTCAAGAGGATCACGAGCGCCGAGGACGACCGGCGCACCGCGGTGGTGCTTGAGAACGTGACGGGTCTTCGGAACTGGAACCTCAAAGTCATCGACAAGGCCACCACACCGCCCACGGTGACCTGGCAACCGATCGAGAGGATCGACGCGCTGATCGCCTTCATGCTCGACCATTGGCCGAACGCCACTGAGGGCGCGGGCTTCGTGGATCAGATCTACGAGTTCATCGTGGGCGAGAGCTCAATGGACGAGGAGCTCTTGGGGGAATCAAGCTCGCCGCCAGCTTCTGCCTGAGCGGCGACAAGGAACGATTCGAGTGGGGATGCAGCGAATGCCGAGGACCCGAATACCAGGACCAGGACCATCTGAGGACGGCCCGGAATTGCGACGGGTCCTTGCCGGGCGATCACCTTGTCTTCGTCTGGGCGCCCGAGCTCAGGCGGTGTCCGTGGAGCGTGATGGGTCCCGAGGTGTGGCCGTATCTCGACCTGTGGCGGAGCTGGCGGATGCTGGGCGATGCGGCGCTCCCGGAGCCCGGCGACCTCGGCGAGCAGCCTGGATACGTCTACCAGGCGATCGAGGCGTGCGAGATTTCACGGTGCGCATCTGAGCGGCGAATGCAGGAGGAGCAAGAGCGAGGCATGGAGCGGGCGCGAAAACAGAGCGGGGTGAAGACCGATGGCTGACGAGACCACCGTCGGAATCAACATCGCGGTCTCGGCCGGCGAGCTGAAGACGCTCATCAAGAGCCTTCAGGAGAGCGAGGCGCGCGCCAAAGCGGCAAAGACGGGGATGCAGGTCTTCGTCGACTCCGTGAAGCAGGCGGGCTCGAGCTTCGCGGCGGGCGCTGAGCATGCAACGCGGCTCCACCACGCCCTTCGGCTCATGCACCGACTCGCCGAGCCGCTGAAGGCGGTCTTCGAGCACCTCAAGGCCTCGCTGAGTGAGTCTCTGGCCATGCGAGGGCCAGGCGATGCGCTCAAAACCGGCGCCGAGAAGATCCAGGGCGCGATGGAGCGCTTCAACAATGCGGGGCTCAATAAGCTCGCCCCCTTATTCCAGGGCATCGCCGAGGTGCTGGGCGGGCTCGTCTCGCAGTATGAGGCGTGGTCCAAGGCGAACCAAAAGGTGCAGCGCACCGAGGTGATCGAGTGGTTTGTGAAGCTCGCGAACATCCTCGTGACGGTCGTGGCGGGCGGACTCTCGATCCTGGTCAAGGCCTGGTACGGCGTCGACATTGCGGTCAACACGGTCCGCGACGTCGTGGAGAAGTTCTGGGCCGGCATGCTCGACGGCATCGCGGACGGACTTGAGGCCTTCTCCAAATTCTACGGATTCTTCAAGAAGGACAACGCCCTCTCGAAGGCGCTTCAGGACGGCGCCAACGCGGTGCGTGGGCTCGGGGCCGAGTTCGATCGCTCGGGCGATGAAGCGCAGGCCGCGATCATGTCGGACGTGCGGGCCATGGACGAGATGCAGGCAGGCATCGACAAGGCCGAGGGCATCGTCCGAAAGGCCATCGGCGATGTTGCCGTCTCCGCATACAAGCATCTCGGCGACGCGACGCACGAATACAGCGAAGCGAACCGAAAGGCCTTCGAGGAGCTCCTCGCCTATCAGACCAAGGAACTGAGGATCCTCGGCGCGGGCTATGAGGCGCAGCAGATCATCATCAAGGGCGTCGGTGAGCTCACCGAGGCGAACTATAGACAGGCCGAAGCCATCGAAAAGGCGCACGCCGCCGACCTCAAGCGCATCATCGACATCGCCAAGGAGACGGTCACGGTGGGCGATCTCGAGGTCGCCTGGGGCAGATTTGAGAATGTCCGCAACCGCATCTCGAAGGATGAGGAGATTGCGGCCAAGAAGGATCTTCAGTCGCTAAGCAAAACGGTCGCCGAGAAGCAGATCGCGACCGATCTCGAGCAGAAGAACATCGCGAACATTTTTCTGGCCTATAGCCATCTCTACGATCGCAAGGCCGAGATGCAGGCCAAAGACTTTGACGATCTGCGACGCACGCTCGATAAAGAAGCGTCGGCCGTTGCGCAAAAGCTCGGCGACGGAATCGGCCGCACCTTCGCAGGCATCATCACCGGCACGCAAAGCGTTCAGCAGGCCTTCGACGACATGCTGAAGGCGATGCTCGAGCGCGCGATCGCGTTTTTGGCTGAAGAGGCGATCATCACCCTGCTCACGCTGCTCACGGGCGGCACCTTGTCGGGCGCAACGCTCGGCTTTGGGACCATCGCACAAGGCGTCGGCACCGTGGGCAAGCTCCTTGGTTTCGCGTCCGGCGGCATGGTGGGCGGCGGGTATCCGGGCCGTGATTCGGTCCCGGCGATGCTGACCCCGGGCGAATACGTGCTTCCGGTCGACGTCGTGAAGTCCATTCAAGGGAGCTCGGCGCCCCGGGATCGCGGGATGTACGCCTCGGGCGGATTCGTGACCTCCGCGTCCTCGAGCACGACGCACAGCACGACACTGCACGTCCAAAACGACGTCCGGATCCTCGCCCCGCTCACGCAATCGTCTGCAGACCGCATGTGGCGCGACTCGATGCGGCCATCCCAGATCCGTCTGAGGAGGGCCGGCTACCCGGTATAGCGCATGGTGACGCTGGGTCAGATCGCGGCCGCCGAGAGCGCGAACTGCATCGCGGATCACCCGCTCTTTGTGGCTACGAACGTGTTCGAGCTCTACAACAATCAGGCGCAGTGGCGTGGCACGACGGGGACAGGGCGGGGCTCGTTCCCGACCTGGTCCTCAGGCTCGGATATCACCGAGACCGGCTATCCGACGCGGTTCGCCTATGACCGCCAGCTGACCTCGGTCACGCGTCCGCTCTATACCTCATCCACGACCAACTATGCCTTTTTGGCCGATCTTCATACCGGCTCCGATAACGCGCACACCTTCGACACGGTCGCGATCATCAACCATCATCTCGACACCTACTCGAGCAACACCGTCACCATCACGGTGTCGCTCTCGGATCAGACGACGTTTCCGTCGACCGAGGGGAGTGACACGCCTGCGTCCGTCAACATGGACTTCTCCGTCACGGCCGGCGGCTCCGCTCAGCGCATCGTCCTTACCAACCTGACGATCCACTCGCAGGCGTACTCGCGCGTGACGCAGTGTCGCTATATTCGAATCAATTTCGCCGTGCCGGCTGCGCAGGGCACGGTTCCTTGGATCGGCGAAGTCGTCTTCGGTCGCAGGCATCAGATGAGCTACTTCCCGGATGTCCCATGGGAGGATCAGGGGCTGAGATCCGACGTCGTCGACTTCAACGGCAAGTCGGGCTCGCGGGTTCGATACACGCGGCACAGCGGCCAGCGCATCTATACGCCCACGTTTCATTCGGGCGGCGTCGATACCGTGGGCCTCAATCAGGAGACCGAGCTTCGGACGATGTTCGCGGAGTCGAGCTACGGGAGCCTTCCCGTCCTCTACGTCAACAATCCGTTCTCGGCCTCGGGCGTGGCCCCTTACGTCTATATCGAGCATCCCGAGATCAGCTATCCGGTGCTCGGCCCGTTCGAGCGCATGGGCTCCATGACGCTGACCGAGACGGCGCCCTTCCAGGCGGTTGAGGTCTAGCGATGGTGCTGACGCTCGATGCGGCCTGGGCGCCCACGATGCTGACGTCCGGCGTCACGCCGGTCTATCTCGCTACGCTGAACTTCGGACCCGCGTGCTACTTCAACGTGAACGATTACACGCTGGCCACAGTGGGTGACAGCGCGACGATCGTCACCGACCTCGGTAATCACATCCTCATCTCGCTCGGCGCGGGGGCGCCGCCTCCGCCGCCGAGCACCGGTAACTTCTACACCGGGCCGGACGACGAAACGACGGCGCACAATATGGCGGTCGCAATCAACGCCGCGTTCACGACGGGCGGACTCTACGCTGTGGCCCAGGGGACCCTCGTCACGGTCATTGCGATCCCGGCTGGGGGCGGCTCTCCGACGTCGATATCGTTCGCGACGTCTACGGCGGCGGCGTGGAGTGCGACGATCCCGGCCCTGCCCGCATCGCAGCAATTTGTCAGCGGGCCGCGTCCGTTGAGTGGGCTGGTGAATGCGATCGACGAGGTCACGATCGTCGCGAACCGCATGGACGTGTTCACACGGCAGTTCACCGTCGGCGGTGCGGAGATCATCTTCAAGGATGACGGGACCATGCGGGATCTGCTCACGCGCTGTCGGCCGAAAGGCCGACTCGTGAGTCTTGCGCTCGGATGCGCAGCGCTGTTTCCGAGCCAGTATGCGCCGATCGGGCTCTACGTCGTGGACGACATCATACCCGAGCCTGGCAAGATCATGATGAAGCTGATCGAGCCCACGGACCACCTCGGCCAGGCGTATGTGTTCGGCAACTTCATCTGCATGCATCCGCTCGATGTCATTTTGCGCGTCCTCGAGCTCGCGCAGTATCCGGCCGTCTTCTACGATGCCTCTTCGCTCGACTCGACGTCCTCGACGCCGCCGCACGACTACAGCCTGATCAGCCACTGGGCCGTCACGCACAACAATTACCTCCCCAATGCGCAGCAGCAGACCGGGAGCGCCACGCTCAACTACGGTCAGCCCATGATCGCGAAGACCGTCATTGCCGACATGGTCAAGCTGCTCGGGGGCCGCTGGGGACCCGACGAGACGGGGGTGGCTTCGTACACACCCTACGACGCGACTGCGGCCACGGTCCGGGACCTCTATCGGACCGACGTCGGCGACTTCGTAGTCGAGACCATGGCCAGCAACGTCACGAATCGAGTCAACATCGGCGGCGCATCCGGCGGCTTCTTCGGCGGCGACACCTCGGTGATCTTTACCGACTACTGGGGTGCCGTGCAGGTCAGCGGACAGGGCGCGAAGAGCTATATCTATTCGGCGGAGGACCAGCTCACGCCGCAACTCTACGGCATCGACGGGAGCCCACGTCTCTATGACGCATCCGTGACTTCGGACTGGATTGGCGTGTCACCTATGCCGCTCGCGGCGTCCCTTCCCACGTCAACCACGGATCTTCTTATTCGCGATCCCACCATCGCAGGCTTCACGGGGACGCGTCCGCTCACGGCGGCGGTCAACACCGGACTTCCGACGCAGCGACTCGAGGACTCGCTCAATGGCGGACGAACCACGACGATCCTGATCACGGACGGCATCTCCTATGAGATCGTCATCGCCAGCGCCTTTGCGTGGCTCGACACCACTGATTTTGGGTCGGGTCCGCCGCGTCATTGGACGCGAATCCCGATCGGGCCAGGCTTCTTCAACTATGTTCAAAGCGGCACGCTCGCCTCCACGCCCGACGGATATGGCTATTTTCCGCAGGAGGCCCATTTCACGGTCGCGCGCGGACAGCTCGGATCGTCAGTGGTCAATTGGCCAAACCCGGACGCCAACGGCAACCCGGTCCCGTTCCAGCTCTACGACATCACGATCGCCGTCGATATCGCTCAGCGCACGCTGGCGCGGTTCGCGAGCGGCTGTCCGATCGTGCGGATCACGACGCACCTCGGTAACTACGATCTTCAGGTCGGCGACTTCATCACTGTCATCGATGATATCTACGTCAACTTTCAGCACTCATCCTCGGACCAGCAGGTCATCTGGGAGATCATCGGCAAGGAACTGAAGATCACGGAGGACACGCCGAGCGTTGAGCTCCAGCTGGCCTGGGTGCGGGACGACGTGACCGTGCAGGCGAGCGCCGTGAGCATTGCGCCGATCGTGTCCGTGGTGGGTGTGCCGAGCGGCCCATCGCCGGATGACGTTGTCACGGACAATTCAGACATCCCCGTGACACAGGATTCAACGGGCTCGACCGTGACGAGGTCCTAACCATGGTGCGCCACTCTGTGCTAACCGGAACCGATCTCCACTACCCGCTTGGTGACTCGCGCGTGGGGCAGCTGAACCTTGCCGCCAACACGGGCAGCGCCTTTGTCATCTCCGATGCAGGCGATACGGCCAATCATTTCTATCTGGCGATCACCACGAACAACAGTTCGGGATCGGCGCAGATTGCTCTCGGGAACAACACCAACAATCCGTATCTGCTCTGGGCCTCTCTGAGCGGCGGATGGTGGTTCAACGGCACGTTCGGGACGAACGGCCAGGTGCTCACATCGCAGGGCACAGGCGCGACGCCGCAGTGGACGACCATCGGCGGCGGCACGGGGACCACGAACGCGACTTATACGATCAACAGCGGCGCAGTAGGCACGTCTGCCTCGAATGGTGCGTTGATCATCATGTCAGGCGACGGCACAGGTTCGCCGAATGATGATTTGGTGGAAGCACGCATCGAGCTCAACCCAGAACCCGAAAACATTTGGTTTCGCATCCGCCATAACCGTCATGGCGCTGGAATGGTCGAGCAGACCTGCATCCTCGAGCTGCAAACAGCGGCGCAGACCGCGAACCTCGTCCCGAGCATCATATTCAACGAAGGCAACGGATCGAATGCGCGACCGGGTCGGATGCAGTTTCAGGGCAACACGACCGTGAGCGGAGGATGCTTTCAGTTCGACAATGGCTCAGGCACGCATGTCTGCATCGCGTGTCACGGCGCAGGCGGCTCGACGTCGGAGGCGTTCGGGCAGGACGCGCAGGCGCAGGGGAGCAACAGCCTCGCGCTCGGAGTTCTGTCGAACGCGGGCTCGAACGATTCGACGTCGATCGGGTACAACTCGCTTTGTCAGATCTCAGCGCTTGGCATCCGTAGCGTGGCCGTCGGCTCGACGTCGCAGGTGTTCGGCGCGAACTGCATCGCAATTGGCGCCTCGACCACGATCAACTCGAGCGCAGACGATTGCGTGCTGATCGGCTACGGCTCAAGCATCGCATCCAGTCGTACGCACTGCATCGTGATTGGATATCAGGCCTCGATCACCGGCTCTGCGGCTGCGAATACCACGGTCATCGGCGATAGCGCTCTGGGTACGCACGCCTCCGCGATCGCGCTCGGCTCACACGCCGCGACGGCGGGCACGAATACGTTCGCGATGGGCTCAGACACCGCGCAGGTCACGACAATGTACCTCGGCCGCGGCCTCAGCAGCGCGACGCCCGATGCCGCGCTTGTCATTCAGGGCACGAACGGATCGGGGTCGAATATCCAGGGCACTAGTCTTTCGTATCAGGTTGGACTGGGGACGGGTTCGGGCGCGGCGCGCGACCACATCTTCTATGGCCACGCGACCGGCACGAGCGGCACAACGCTCGCGACCTCCGCCGAACGCGCGCGCATCACAGGCACGGAAGGCAATCTACGCGTCGGCGTACTCGATCATGGTCAGTATGAGACGATCGCGTCACTTGAAGAGGTCATCAACACGACCTCGGGCACGACTCAAGACTCAGTCGGGACGATCCCAGCGGGTGCGCTCATCCTCCACGTCGTCGCGCGCGTAGGCACAGCGATCACCGGAGCCGCCGCATGGGGGTACGGGTGGAGCACGGACGGCACCGCTAACCGATACTCGGCGGGCGCTCTCGCGCTCGCGGTCACGCTGGGAACACAGAGCTTGGGCTACGACAGCAACGGTCCGCAGTACGCCACCGCAGCAACGCATATTCGGATTCAATCTTCGGGCGCGACGTTCACAGCAGGGGCTGTGCGCATCACCGCCTATTACTTCGTGCCGACGGCACCGACCAGCTAAGGAGAAAACAATGGAAGCCATCGAGACAAAACAGGACGAACAAACCGCGGACGTACTCCGCATGACGGTCCCGAAAGAGGAGTCGCCCGAGGACGCGCTGAAGAAGGCCTCGGCCCTGATCGACGCCGCCAACGCCGAGCGCTCCGAGCGGTGCGCGAAGGCCGTCGAAGCGATCCTCGCCCAATTCGGCTGCGTCATCGACGCTCAGATTACCCTGAACTCGAGAGGTGTCCTCCGGACGGTGATCGAGTTCGTGCCGCAACCGCAGCGCTAAGGGGGACACACGATGCCCTATCCATTACCAGGCACAAACGATCACGTCGGAGGCCGCGTCGCCTTTACCGTGGATAACACCGGCGTCGCACTCGCGTTCACCGGCAACGGGACCGTGCAATCGCCGAACTTCTACGCGACCGCCGGGCAGACCCAGATCACCTTCGCGATCAACGCACCCACCCAACCGGTCACGTGGATCCCGTACATGATCATGCCGAACGGTGCGGGGAACGCGCTCCTCGGCACGGGGCGCGCGATCACCGCGAACAACAATGACGCGGCGACGTTCGTCGTCTCGGGCGGCGCGTTCTACGTGATCGTCACCAACACGAACAACACGTCGGGGACGATCCCGAACATCTACATCCAAGAAGGCCTCGCCGCAGGGTAGCGGAAGGAGTCGCATGAGCCACGCAACGTACAGTGGGATCGCAGTCCAGAACGCAGGGAGCGATCTCGGCTCTGCGTCACTCATCAACTTCTCGACCAACCTCACCGCGACCCTGAGCGGGAACACGCTCACGGTCACTGCGAGCGGCGGCGGCGGTGGTGGCGGTTATGCCACCATCCAAAATGCCGGGACGGGGCTGACGCAGCGGACGACGTTCAACGCGTCGACCGGCCTGCTCGCGGCGGACAACGCGGGCGCGACGCGTACAGACCTGTCTGTTGCGGCCTCGCAGACCGTCATCACCTCGATCGCGCCGTCCGGTGCGCTCACGATTACGGGCGGTGCGGCGAGCACGTGGAGCACGAGCGCAGGCGCGCTGACGCTCACCAGCGCAGCAGCGGCGACATGGTCGACCGCGGCCGGTGCGCTCGCGGTCACGAGCGCGGCGGGGCTCAACCTCACCGGAGCCGGCGCATCAACCTGGGCGAACAGTGGCGGTGCGCTCATCGTCCAGAACACGTCGGCTGCGCTCACCGTGCAGACGGTGACCAGCGGAACACTCGCGGTGACGAGCGCCGGGGCGCTGACGCTCACCGGTGCGGCGGCGTCGACCTGGAGTACGAGCTCGGGCGCGCTCACCCTCACCAGCGCAGCCGCCGTCGACCTGGTCCACGGCTGCGGGCGGGCTCACGCTGACGAGTGCCGCAGCGGCCACCTGGTCTACGACGGCCGGAGCACTGACGCTCACGAGCGCCGCGGCGGCGACATGGAGCACGGCGGCGGGCGCACTTACGGTGAACGGGACCGGCGGTTACAACTTCCAGGCGAACGGCAACACCTTCGAGTCGGTGAACTCGGCAGGCACGGCCGGGACATGGACCCAGCAAGCGGCGGCGAGTGGCGCGCCCGTGTTTTGGACATGGAACCTCGGCGCGCATACGGGCCAGACCGCGAGCACCGAGGTCAACGATTTCCTCCTCAACACCCGCACCATCACCTGGGCTGCGGGCACGATCGCCGATCAGCGCACGATGCGCCTGCTCGGCCCGACGCTGGCCTTCGCCTCATCTTCGACGGTGACCCGGGCCGCGACGCTCAGCGTGGCCGCCCCGATCGCGGGGTCGAATGCCACGATCACCAACAACATGGCGATCGAGATCGAGTCTGGGAATCTGTACTTCACGGGCGCATCGCAATCGGCGGTGGTCAATGCCACGGGCTCAAGCTCCTCGCTACGCCTCGATTGCACGAGCGGTTTGCTCCTCGGGACGAGCAACGCCAATGCGGTCACCATCGGTACGTCGGCCATCGCGGTCGGCATCCCGGCGTTGGCCAATTTTACGAGCGGCGTGACGATGAACTGGGCGGCGCTCGCAAGCGGCGCACGGCAGTCGCTCACGGTAACGCCCGGCAACCATACAGGCCAGACCGCGTCGACCGAGATCAACAATATCCATTTCGCCACGTACACGCGGACCTGGGCAACGGGCGCGATCACGACGCAACGGGAAGTGCGGTTCTCCGCGCCCACCTACGCCTTCGCAGGCGCGAGCACCATCACCGATGCGGCGACGGTGGCGATCACCGCCGCGCCGATCGCGGGCACGAACGCCACCATCACGCGCGGCTACCCGCTCTGGATTCAGGGCGGCAATCCGCGCATCGACAGCACGAGTGCGAACGGATCCGTCGCCACTGTGCTCGGGTCTGTGGGGCCAGCGGGGTCCAACACCACGGTGCAAGAATGGTTGACGATCTATATCAACTCCAACGTCCGATACATCCCATGCTTCTGATCCAAAGGACAGCATTGTTCGCGCTGCTGGCGTGCGCGGCCTGCGGCGACCCCGAAGCGCAAGCGCAGACGCTCGGCGGCGTCATCCGCCAAGTCTGGAACTCAAGTACCCCGATGCGCGGGGTCAGCGTCATCAACGTGACCGGGAGCGGCGTCTCGGCGGCGCAGTCCGGCGGCGTGGCCACGCTGACTTTCAGCGGCGGCGGGGGCGGCGGAGGCCCGCTCGACGCGGGGACGGTCACGAACGCGGTCATCGCGGACGCGGGCGTCGGGTGGAGCAAAGAGAGCAACCTCGTCAACCGCGCCTCGGGGACCGCGACCACGATCAGCGCCGGGGCGACGACGACCCTCGCCACGTTCTCGCGCTCGGCCGGGGAGATGCTCTTTTGCAGCGTCTTCGGAACCGATCACGTCGCGGGCGTCGAGTACGTCTGTGGCGGCGCCATTCGCGGCACAGACGGGGTGAGCGTCGACTTCGAGGAGACCTCGAACAGCAACGAGGTCAACGTGCGTGCCCGAAACTGGTCGGGCGTCAGCAATCGCACGATCGATTGGGCGGTGACCGGGGTCGTGCCGTGACCTCGACGTGGACCTACGCGACGGCCGCTGCGATAACGTGCTCGACGATCGCGACGACCGCCTACGCGACCGAGCAGCGCTACACCTACGACGGCACGGTCAACACCGCGACGCTGTTTACCGCCCTCGCGGGCAACCACGTCGGCGCGGTCACCGCGCCGACCGTCAACGGGACCGGGCAATATATCGCAGTCACGTTTCTAAGAGACGAGACCTCGACGGAGCGGAGCAACGTCCAGACCATCGCCACGGGTTCGCCGTACAACCTAACGCTTTCAACGACGCCCACGACCAGCTGGGCGCAGGAGTGGATCCCGCTCGACGTCCAGTGCGCGAACCAGAATTGCCTCGAATACGTCTACGACGCGGGGGCCTTCTCGTCCCACGTTTGGCAAGAGAATGCGGGCGAGAATGCCGCCACCACAGCCGGGCAGACGGTTGGCCAGATGGATGAAGCCTCGAACGGGCACTATGCGCAGGAGACCAACGCGTCTCGGCGCCCCACGCTCGAGTCGGACGGCGCGCCTGAGATGCACACGCGCTACAACCCGACGACGCTTATCCAACGGATGACGGTCCAAAACAGCCTCGCGGCCTTCGCCTTCGTGCATCAGACCGGCATCTTCTCCGTCGCGGTCGCGGTGCGGCCTGCCGTCGATAGCACCACGCAATATCTCATGGACAACTCGACGCTGTGCACGGGCGGTGCGGGGTTCTCCATTCAAAAGAATAGTTCGAACCGGATCGTGGCCTGCGTCCATAACGGGACGTCGAGCGTATTCAGCCACACCAGCAATTCGGGGCACACGCTGGTCAACGCGGACGGACAGTCGCTGATCGTCCTCAGCTCCACGGCGGGCGTGCACTTCACCCTGCAGAAGGTCTGCCCCTCGGGCGTGACCTGCAATAGCTGGAGCGAGACCTTTGCCTATACGAATGCGCCGAGCGGGACGGCGAACGCGGCCAGCAACCTCACGTTCGGCGCCTCGGCTTCGGTGACCAGCGGATTCAACGGCGCCATGTTCGGCGCGGTCATCGCCAACGGCAACGGCGGCGGGCTGAACAGCGGCGACCTTGTGAGCCTCGCAGGCTGGGCACCCCGCGAAAGCGCCTACCGGAACCTTAGGCTCGACGGACGGACGCTCCTCAACTACTGTTGGAAGTTCTACGACTTCACCGACACGACGCGGCTTTGGACGGACTCGGGACGCACGACCAACGTTGCGTCCAACGGCGATGCGATCTATTGGGTCGACCACCGCGGCGATGCGAGCACGCACCTCACCCGGGGCATGTCGCAGGCGACGAGCGCGACGCGGCCCCTCTACGAGGGGTCGAACGGCGCACAATTCAGCGGAGCGCAGTGGTGGACCTATGCCGATGCGGCCGAGCCGAACGGGGGCGCATGGACCTGGGGCGTGATCGCGTTCTCGAACGCAGCCGTATCCACGACGGGATCACATGTGGAGGCGTTCCCGGGCGGCATTTACACGGCGATCACCGGCAATACATATGCGTCCGGCGGTCACCGCTGGATCAACCATTTCGCCCTCGGCGGGAGCGACCTCGGCGTTTCGGATGCGACCCATATCAATGACGGGACATTCTTCCTGATCGAGAGCCACCGAAATGCCCTCACCACGTTTGGACGCGCGTCGCGAAGTTCTGTAACGGCCGCCTCGCAGCCCCTCTCATCCGGCGACACGTACTCCACGACGACCGTCGGCAACGCAGGATCGACCGGCTGGCACATGTACGGCGATCAGCTGTTCCACTTTCACTATTCGGTCCAAATGACCGCGACCGAATTCGACCGGCTCATCTGCCCGTGGATCGTGCAGCACTATGGAAGTCTCAACCTCGTTGGCGGGAGCGCCTGCACAGGAGACGGATAATGTCGATTCTCTCGTACGAAGCCTCGATCGCGTCCTCATCGCAATTCGCAGGGACGGAGTTCAACGTCACCGCCCTCCAGACGTCGCGGGCCGGCTACGTGCTCAAAGGCTACGAGATCTGTCTCCATATGGGCTCGGAGTCCAAAACGTTCACCATTTCGAAACACACGGCCGGGACGAGCTATGTCATCTATTCGCAGAGCGCGTCGACCGTGACCGACGTGGTGCTCGTCGACCCGGCCCTCGTCGGGGTGACCTTGCTGTCCGGCGAATACATCTCGATCACCACGAGCGGCGCGACCGCGGCGATGGTCGCCAAGGTCTATCTGATCGAGGTCCCGAGCGAGACCTCCATCCAGCTGATGCGCCTCGTCTAGCGTGTAGGGTTGCGAATCGCCCGCACGTCCGGGCAGAATGCGCATGAAACCTGGGCGCGGGAGACCCGGCCCGAAACGCGGCGAGAGGCCGCTTCGGAGTCTCCGTGCCCAATTCCGCGATCACCGTATCCGGCTCGATTACCGGTCTTACCTCGGGGACCTTCTCCCTCTCCGTGCCGCAGATCGTCGGCACGCAGGCGACCGGTCCGCGTGAAGCGACGGCCATAGCGACCAACACCTCTGTCACGATCCCCTCGGGCGCGGTGGCGGTCGTGATCGTCCCCCCCGCCGGCAACACCAACACGATCACGGCGAAGGGCGCCTCTGGCGACACCGGGATCATTATCCACCTCACGTATCCGACCGTGATTGCGCTCGGCTCAAGTGCGACCCTGGTGCTCAACGCCTCGAGCGCCACTAACCTCGATCTGATCTGGTGCTGACCATGCGAAGCCTCGCGCTACTTCTATTGCTTCTCGCCGGGTGCGGCGTCGCGGACGCGCAGACGCCGTATCCGTCGCCGAACTCCAACATTCTGAAATGGATTCAGAGCCGTGTGCAGCCCCGCGTGCGCACGGTCCATAACGGGGTCAACTCGATCAGCGCGAGCGCCACGGTCACGCTCCTGACGTTCACACGCACGAGCACGGCCGAGACGTTTCAGATCTCGGGGTACGTCGTGAACGCGTCGAACTCGGTCGCGTTCAATGAAGCCTCGGCGGTCAACGGCTCGGACGGCGTCGCCTACTGGCTCGAGCGGACCACGACGGCGTCGACGGTCATCGCTCGAGCGCACAACCTCAGCGCCTCGAACACGCGCGTCCTCGATTGGACGGTCATCGGGATCAAGCCGCGCTAGCGGACGGAGCAGTCATGTCGATCATCGTTTCAGAATCCACAATCGCATCCTCGAGCCAGTTTCTCGGGACCGAATTCCAGACGTCGATCGCGACCACGCGCGCGGGCTTCGTCCTCCAGATCATGGAGGTCGACCTCCAAATGGGGAGCGAATCGAAAACGTGGACCGTGCAAAAAATAACGGCCGCTGGAACGTACGTGCTCGCGACGAACACGGACACGACGACCGCGCAGGTGTTCACGGACCCCGCGGTCATCGGAACGATTCTCTCGGGGACCGATTATATCTCGATCGTCACCGCGAACGCGACGTCTGCGATGCATGCCAAGATCTACGCGAAAGAGATCCCATCGGAGGCGCACGTGCAGACGATGCGCCTTTTAGGCCCGTAATGCAGCGCGGGGGGCTCAGTGATCGCGAAGTGGGAGCGCTCAACTCTCTGACCGAGATCTGTGACTTCCGATCGAAGGTTTTTGACGTCGTCCAAGACCTCGACTTCGCGCTCATGGCTAAGCCCTATCACCTCCAGGTCGTCTACGGCGCCCGGTCCGCGGCGGTGCAGATGCAGATCTATACGCACGGACGCACGAGGGGCGCGGACGGGAAATGGACGGTGACCGATGAATCGTCCGTCGTCACCCGCGCGCTCCCGAGCGAGAGCCCGCACTGTTACGCCGCGGCCTGTGATGTGGCGATTCTGCATGACCCGACCGCGGAGAACGCGGCCTTGGGGATCGTGCAAAAGTGGGCCCTCGCCGAGGACCCGATCTGGCAGGTCTACGGCGCCATCGCCCACGACGCCGGCCTCGCGTGGGGCGGGGATTGGCGATCGCTCCACGACTTCGCCCACATCGAGATCCCAGGCTGGGCGGACCTGGTGAAGCAGGGCGCGATCCGCATGGTGGGAGGCACGACATGACCCAAGACGTCACGATCACCGCACCCGCGACCCCGGCCGAGGCGCCCATCCCGTCCTGTGCGCTCGAAGGGATCCTCGTCTGTATCCCCCTGCCGGGCGCGGCGTCCATGTCGGTGGAGGAGTGCCACAAGGCGGACGAGCTCGCGGCGAGACTTCTCGCGAACGGCGCGGTCCTCTGCGAATGCCTTCAGTGCGGGCACGTCAAGATCGACGGATCCAACATCGGCGATCCGTCCTGTTCGAATTGCCGCAGCCTCATGATTCGGA